AGCCGCTAATTAAGGAGGACAAGCCTATGCCGCCAGAGTATAACTATCGAAAGTTTTATGCGTTGCTCAAACTCATGCCGTATGCCGACAAGGAAACGTTGGTGTTCCAATACACAAAGGGACGTACCGACCACCTCGGGCAGATGCACCCCGACGAATACCGCGTGATGCTGTGCGACATGAAGCGGGTGGTGGACGACGAGGACACGACACGCGAGCTGAAAAAGCGGCGCAGCGCGGTGCTCAAGCTGATGCAACAGCTTGGCGTGGACACCACCAAATGGCCTTGCGTTGATGCCTTTTGCCAGCATCCTCGTATCGCAGGCAAGATATTCCGCAGGTTGTCGTTGGACGAATTGGAGGCGTTAGTGCCAAAGTTGCGGTCGATATTGAATAAGGGCGGGCTTAAGGCATCCGAGCCTGCCACGCAACCGCAGCCACCACGACCACGGCCTGCGAAACTGAAAGTGAAGTACAATTTTATGATTAACAACAAAAACAACAAGAACAATGAAAAAGGAAATGCTTGAGGGCCTTTCGCCCGAGGAGAAGAAGGAATTGCTGGCCACGCTGCAGAACGAGGCCAATGAGGAGAAGAACAACCGCCGACAAGCCTATGAGGACTTGCGCGCGAAGTTTGCACAAGACGTGCAAGCGCGGTTGAATGACGTGGTGACGGCTGTTACCGAGTTCCGCGAATGGCTGGAAAACGAGAGCCGCGCCTTCCGCGACGTGATGGCCGAGTATGGCCAACTGCGCAGTGAGAGCCAAGGCGGCTTCACCATGACGGTGGGCGAGTTCCGCCTGACGGTAGCCGCCAACAAGGTGAAGGGTTTTGACGAGCGCGCCGATATGGCTGCCGAACGGTTGGTGGACTATCTCAAGCGTTATGTGCAGCGTACGGAGAAGGGTACGGACGATCCCATGTACCAGCTGGCTATGACGCTATTGGAGCGCAACAAGAGCGGCGACCTCGACTACAAGAGTATTTCGAAGTTGTACGACCTCGAGACACGCTTCGATGCCGAATATGCCGAGATCATGCAATTGTTCAAGGAAAGCAATGTTATTCAGCGCAACGCGCAGAACTTCTACTTCCACCGGCGCGACGAGGTGGGCGTTTGGCGCAAAGTGGAGCCCAGTTTCTGCCGAATGTAGTAAGGGTGAAAGGGTGAAAAGGTGAAAGGGTGAAAAGATGGCTCACGCCCGCAAGGTTATTGGCTTAACTCCCTTACTCCTTAACCCTTTAACCCCTGA